TAGCCCGGTACTCCGTAAATTCGCTCACGGCGCTATGATGTAACCTCGCTGCTAACATCAAGAAAGTGATCTTGCTCATTGCTACTAGTAAACTTGCTACACATCCAATGCCAAAGACATAGCTGTAACCGTTCCATCTTTCGCCAAGTAGATCACTTTCTTGATAGTCCCCATCTTTCCGGGGTGTCAGATATTTCTATCGAGGTCTGAATCATACACCAATACAACCACTATTTTTACTAGGGGTTTTCACCAATAGACAAATACCGTAAAATGTGATTAATGGCTGAACAAATTGATTTCGTTGACGCTTTGCGCAAACTGATTGACTCGAAAACGGGCGAGATAAACACGTCCCTTCCGGGTGTGATCGTCGGTTACGCCAATGGCCGCGCCAGTGTGCAGCCTACGCCTAGTAAGCGATATGCTGACGGCGACGTTTTGCCATTCCCGATTTTGCAGAATGTCCGCGTGTGCTGGCCTAGCTTCGCTGGCGGAATGGCTGGAGTTAAGGGGCCAATCCTGCCGGGTGACAAGTGTCTGATTGTGTTCGCACAGCAAGCTGTAGACGGCACAGACGATATGCGCCGGTTTGACATTTCAGACGCTTACGTTATCCCGTGTGATCTTGGTTCGGCGGGCGCTGGGGATAGTTGGAATAATGCTGATCTAACGGTGTTTTACGGGCCTGGTTCGATTCGGATTAGCTCGGGTGGTGCCGTTACGATTACTGCGCCGGGTGGCGTTACCGTCGATACACCACAAACAACCAATACCGGGGCGCTTACGACTCAGGGTTTACTGACGTATGCGGCTGGCATGGCTGGTTCAGGTGGTGGCGCGGGGACTTCGATCAGTGGCTCAATTATCCAGACGGGCGGCGATTTGTCATCTAATGGCATCGTGCTTGCAACTCACATTCATAGCGGCGTGCAGTCGGGTCCAAGCAACACGGGGGCACCGGTATGATTGATCTAGCTCTCGACCCATTGACACATGATTTGTATCTGACAAACAATGATCTTGTTTTGTTGGATGGTGCTGAACGTGTGCGTCAACACTTGGCCATTAAGCTCAAACTTTGGCAAGGCGAGTGGTTTATGGATACCGAGTTTGGCACGCCATACACGGCTGAAATTCTGGGTAAACAGATTAGCCTTGCTGGGTCTGTTGCCGCGCTTAAAGCGTCAATCATGGCCGTGGATGGCGTGCAAAGTATCACTCGGTTTACCTTTGATTTCAACCGCTCGGCTCGCGCTTTAAATGTTGAGTTTGATGTTAAAACACCTTACGGATTGATTACTTATGCCACTTAATACAACGGGATTTGAACGCGAGCGATTAGCCGATATCAAGGCTGATTACGATCAGCGTTTTACGGACGCTCTAGGGCCAGTTAACACTTCGCCTGATGCTGTTGTCGGTCAAATGATTGGCATCTTCGCTGCTGCTTTGGATGACATCCAAGAGACACTACAGACGACTTATGACGCAATGTATCCATACAGCGCAGAAGGCGTTAGCTTGGATGGTGCCGTGGCGTTTGTTGGCTTGGAGCGTCTAGGCTCTAGCGCCACGACTGTGACGGCTTGCGTTTATGGCTCAGAGGCAACATTGCTACCGGCTGGCGTGCTTACGCGGTCTGGCACCAAGCAATACGCCACGACTTCGGATGTGGTTATCAGCCGGGCAAATGCTTTAGACGTTGAAATTGAAGTTACCACGGTACTTAATGCAACGTCTTACCAGATCATCGCGGGCGGAGTTTTGGCAGCTTATACGAGCGATGCTGATACCACGGCTGGAGAGATTGCTACGGGTCTTGCAGCGGCGTTTAATCCGGCCAATTTCACGGCGATTGCCACGGGTTCAAAGTTGGTTGTTTACAGTGCTGACAAAGTATCTGATTTTCCGCTGACTCTTGATGCTAATTTGACGATTACAAGACTTGGTTCACCGGCTGTTTTTATTGCCACTGAGCTTGGTGCTAACGTCTTGCCGGTTGGCGCTTTGGACATCATTGATAGTCCAATACTTGGATGGTATGCTGTTTATAACCTAGTGGCTGGCGTGACGGGCCGCGATACCGAGTCAGACGCTGATTTGCGTGACCGTCATTCGACTAGTATCCGGGCCACCGGTAGTGCCACGGTAAAGGCTATTCGCGCCAGATTGATTTCAGACATCCCCGAGATTACGGCGGCTTACATTTACGAGAATCGCACGAATGAAGTAGTTGATTCGATGCCAGCGCACAGCTTTGAAACAGTTGTCGTCGGCGGCGCTACTCAGGACATTCTTGATAAGTTGTGGGAGCTTAAACCGGCTGGCATTGAGACTTATGGCGGCACATCAGGACAAGTAATTGACGATAACGGTGACGGACAAACAATCAAGTTTTCACGTCCAGTTACGCAATACGCTTGGATTCGCGTCTCGGTGGACGCTTTGTACACCGAAGAGGCGCTACCGAGTACAGTTCAGACTGCCATTATTGACGCCGTGCTTGCTTATGGGTCATCGATCGACGTTGGTGAAGACATCATTACGCAGCGCTTCTATGGGCCTATTTACACCGCAACGACTGGACTAGGTCAGATTACTGTCGAGGCTGCAATAACCGCTACCGAAGGCGGTACGCCAAGCTACTCGACTAATAACATCGCCATTGGCCGAGCTGGCATCGCAGCGTTTGCAGTTGAGCGGATCTCGGTGGTTGGTGTATGAGTCTAGTCAGCGAAGCCCTAGAGCGGGCTACTAGCCAGTTTCAGGCATCGCCGAAGGTATTGGCGTTACTGGAGGCTATCGTCGGGCCTTTGGATGCCGTTAAAGCCACGACTGACGAGTTTAAGACTGAACGTTGGATTGATACCGCCATTGGAAAGCAATTGGACGGCTGCGGGTACATCGTTGGCGAGCTTCGCGCTGGACGTGATGATGACGCCTATCGCAAGGCCATTCGGTTTCGTGTGTTTGTCAATATTTCAGAAGGAACGCCTGGTGCATTGATTAATGGCTTGCAGTACTTGATTGATTCTGATGACTATCAGTATCTTGAAATGTATCAGGCAACTGCTATTCTGTTTGCCAATGGTCCTGATGTTTCAATTGACATTCACGACAAGATGCAGGACTTGGCGCCGGCTGCAATTTCAGATATTCCTGTTTTAATTTCATATACTGAACTTCCGTTTAGGTTTGATAAAATATCAACTGGCGGAGAGTTGTTTGTAAACGGTAAAAACGACTACCTCACCGCCAATGGTTCAGATATTCAAATTACAGCAGTTTCAAATGTCAATGTTGGCCCTTCTTTTGGAGGTATTGCACCGGCTGAATTAACAGCTGGAGTTCAATTGATTGACGTTAACGGATCAATACTTGTAATTCATGCTGAAAATTATCAGACTCATATTGAATCTGGCTATCACTTAACTGGCGTTTTCCAATGACAACTTTTGCAAATACTTTCACAACCTATTCAGACGGGCAGCAAAACCTGAATCAGCCACCTGATGCCGTTATGGCAAATGGCTTTGTTCCGGCTACAGCGACTAGCCGTGGTCAGCCATTACCTGCCCAGTGGCTTAACTGGATTATTAGCCGCCTGTTTAAGCATATTAACCGTGATGTGGTTACTGATAATCTAGGAGTTGGCCTGTTTGTAACTGAAAACGCATTGATTCGTCTAGAGGCTTTCGATATTGCAGACCCTAATAAATACTTGGTTGCCATTGGTTATAAAGCCGCTGGAGTTATTCCAAGTTTGAAGATAATTTCAAGTGCGACATTGACACTCGGAACTGGTACAATTAGCGGTAATCAGCCGGTTATCGGCGGAGCTAATGTGAAAATAGTCGGGTATTCACGACAAGCTGGAGAATTGTAAATATGTTGACAACAACCGAAGAAGCCCAGACGCGGGCATTAATCGCGCAGCAAGCTGCTATTTTGTCGCTTGCTTCAAGTGAGCCTACTATTATTAGTAAGCTCGGAGCAACAAAAGTATCTTTAGCTGATTTGACGACTGCAACATCTCTTAATGACGCTGACTTATTTTTGGTCCGCCAAGGTGTTACAGAAAAAAGCACGTCATTAGCTGTTTTGACACCTCCGTCAAGCGATACTGTAAAAGGTATTATTGAGCTTGCAACTAGTGCAGAAACAATCACTGGAACTGATGCAACTCGTGCGGTTACACCGGCTGGATTACAAGCTAAAGTTGCTAGCGAAACTGCAATTGGATTGGTTGAATTGGCCACTGTTGCAGAGGCTATTGCTGGCGTTGATACTGCTCGCGCTGTTACGCCGGCTGGGCTTTCGTCTTCAGTTGGGAAGCAAATTCAAAGCATCACAGCTACAGTAGCTGCCAGCGCCTTAACTCTCGGACTTAATCCAACAACACTTCAGTTCCGGTCAACTCCACTCACTAGTGGGACCGTAAATTCGCGCACTGTCGGCGCGGCTATCTCTCTTGTTGTGCCATCAACCGCAACACTTGGCACGGTTAATGCAATCCAATCTCGCTTGGTTCTGTTGGCTATCGACAACGCTGGAACTGTTGAGCTGGCAGTTGTCAATATTACTGGTGGCAATAACTTAGATGAAACTACACTGATTAATACAGTTGCTGTAGATGCTGCATCTGATGCTGCCAACGTCATCTACTCGGCAACTGCGCGTACTGGTGTTCCGTTCCGGGTTGTTGGTTACGTTGAAAGCACGCAAGCAACTGCTGGAACTTGGGCGACTGCACCTAGCACTATTCAGGGTATGGGTGGTCAGGCGCTGGCTGCGATGAGTAGCTTGGGATATGGGCAGACTTGGCAGAACGTTACTGGCTCTCGGGTGTCAGGGGCAACCTACTACAACACAACCGGAAAGCCCATCCTAGTCGTGGTTACCATTACCCAAGCTGGCGGAAACACCATACTCACGGGAACCCCCATTGTCGGAGGTGTAACACTTACTACGTCAGGAATATTCGGCGGTACGGGAATCGCTAACGTCGGAATACCACTTACATTTATTGTTCCTCCTGGACAGTCCTATTCGTTTACCGTGGCAAATGGCTCGATAACTGGCTGGTCAGAACTTCGCTAAGGAAAAATCATGATCTACAAAGACCAACAAAATAATCTCCACGTACTTGACTCAACAGAGTTTGAACACTTGCTTCCTGCTGGCTGCGTTCAGATCACTGACGAAGAAGTGCAAGCTATCACTTATGCTGCACTAGCTTTAACTCCACCAGCACCAATCCCATCAATCAGCCCACGTCAAATCCGCCAAGCACTGACCCGTGCAGGTCTGCGTGAAGCTGTTGAATCTGCTGTAGCCAATGGCGATCAAGACCTGAAAGATTGGTGGTTTCACTCAAACCCGTTCGAGCGCCTAAATCCAGAAGTCGTTGGTATGGGCCTAGCCCTTGGTCAGTCTGACGAGCAGCTTGATGCGCTGTGGGCGCTTGGGGCTATGCTCTAATTATGCTTAATACGATACTAACTTCTCTTGGATACCTATGGTTATTCTGGGTGCTGTATGTATTTACAATGGGTTTGTATCGTGCTAGTCTAGCTGGAACATTACCCATTGCTTCCCTCATACTAGGTTCTCCTTTTGTCCTTATTGCTATTATTATGGATATAGTGGCTAACTGGACAGTAGCTAGTTTATGGTTTTGGGAGTGGCCTAAGGTTTCATGGGGTCGTCCTGACCTCG